AATGTATATTTAGTAGAAGCTGTGTTGATCGGTACAGGTACTGAAGCAACACCTTTTGCAGATAGTTAATAGATAATTAATGTGGGGCTTCGGCCCCACATTTAATTTTAAGGAGAAAAATATGAGTTCAGATCAGAAGTTTAGTACGCTGACAGCAGATGGAAATTTTAAAACTATCACTGGTGGTTCTACTAATATAGGACCTTGTAGAGTTACATACATACAAGCTCATGGTGGAACTAACTGTTTAGTTAAATTACACGATGGAACGGGAACAGGTGGTTCTTTACAATTTCAAGCTAAATTTAGTAGTGAAGGTTTAGATATTTATGTTCCAGGAAATGGTATTAGATTTGAAACAGGAGTGTATTTAGATTTAACTACTACAGATTCTGTTACCATTGGCTACACTGGCTAGGAGATTAAATGGCTAACACTACTTCAGGAACGACAACGTTCGACAAAACTTTTGCTATTGATGAGATAATAGAAGAAGCTTTTGAACGTATAGGGCAACAAAATGTTGCTGGCTATCAATTAAAAAATGCTAGAAGAACCTTAAATATCTTATTTCAAGAATGGGGTAATAGAGGTATTCACTACTGGGAGGTGGATGAACTTAACATAGATTTAATTGAAGGTCAGTCAGACTATGATTTTTTTAGATCTAGCGATGATGGCACAAGTGCTGTTTCTACACCAGCAAGCGTATTTGGAATGTCCGATGTTCTTGAAGCACAGTTAA